TTTCTTTGTTCAATCATTTCTGATTGTTGTGTTGCTTGTATTTTTGTTCTTTCGTCTTTTCTATCTTCTTTTTGCTTTTCTCTATCTTTCATTCCATTAACTTCAACTCCCTTTAGTTGCATGTTGTATTGAAACTCTAAGGCCATTAATTCTTTTTTAAGCTCAGCCTCTTGTTGCATTTTTTGAGCATCAATTTGTGCTTTCATTTGTTCAAATTGAGCTTTGCCTTGAGCCAAGGCTTGTTCTTTTTGAACTTCGGTCTGCGCGGCTGCTTGAGCTGCCTGGGCATTAGACTGTGCTTGCGCTTGGATATTTTCCATTTGCAACTGTCTGTCCTTTTGTTCTTTCTTTTGTCTACGTATTTTTAACAATTGATTTGCTAGTTTGATGTTGCGTATTTCTCTAAGATCAATAGCATCTTCTAATTCTATGCTTTTTTGCTGTAAAGCCATCTGTATATTATTCTCAAGTACCGCCTTTTCCTCTTCGTCTGGCTGTAACTCTATAAATATACCAAAGTCATATAGATGTAACTGGGTCATCTCTTCTAATGTGGCCACGTTATGCGCTCCAATTGCTTGAATAAAAGCATTTCTAGTTGGTGAATATTCTATAATATCTGATATTCTAAGTGATAAACATTCTGCCGTCTCCGCTGTTAAATATAAACCAGCTTGTAATATATGTCTTGTTGCTGTGTTACTATTTGCAGCCGCTAATTTTTGAACACCAACTAAAGCATTTTTATCTGGCATACTACCATCTCTAGCTTCATTAAGTCCGGTCACATCTCTTATCATTTGCAAGTAGTAATTGTAATTACCAATAAGGGCTTGCATTTTGTTACCGCCACTACCAGATGTAATTTCTTGAATAGGAACTTTGCCTGGATTCATATCACCTTCAGAAGTAAATGATCTACCTATAACAGAACCTGTTTGAAAGAACATGTTTAAAGCTTCTTGCGGGTTGTAATTAGTTCCATTGCCTAAATCAACTTCTGCTAAACCGTCAGCGTCTAAATAAACACCATCTGGAACCATTCTTGACAGCACCTGCTGTAACTTTAAGTGTGTTAACTGAATCATATCGGCAAAACCAGTAATACGTTTTACTAATGAATCTATTTTACCGTTATACATTCTAGGCGCAACAATAGCGTAATTCATTTTTACTTTAGTAAAATCACTTTTAGGACGCATCATGTTTTTAGACATTTCCCACCTAAGCAATTTATCAGTCCCCAATATCATAGCGCCTTCGTATAGACACTCTATAGATCGTAATATTTTACTAAAACCACCTTGCATACCACTTGGTGGGTTGAACGAGTCATCTTTAGATATAATTTTATCAGCGCCAGTACCTGTTTCTTTTACCTTATAAACTTCATTCATATAAGTTTTATAATTAAAATATAAAACCTGTATAGTGTTATTGTCTTCTTTATCTTCGCTATATCTTGAGTTGTAGTTTGATCTATTGTAAGATTTATTTTTCATTATATCCTCAAGGTCGCTTTCTGTTAAATGAGGAAATTGTTTTGCTAGTTCATTTACAGGGATAGATTTAACCTCACCAACATAATATATGTCATCAAAATAAGGAGAATCGGTGTAAGAATACACTAAGTTCGCAGGGTCAACATAATCTATAGTCACACCTTCAGATGTGTTAAAACAAGTTTTTACAGCACCAATACCTAACACCGTCAAGTCGTGGTAGAATCTTTTTTTAGTTAGTTCATACTTATTGCCCTCAAAAAGAACACTTAAAGCTTGTTCTTCTGCTAATTCAACAGCCTGCTTATAGTTTAGCTGCATATGTATGCCTAACTCTTCATTTGATTCTGGTAAATCTTCATTAGCTATATCGGTTTCTTTCATATTCACGTTAAACCTAGACTCAACCTCTTGATTGAACTCTCTCATTTCCATATCACTCAATATAGCCTCCATATATTTAGTTCTTTTCTCTACCCCATTTGGAGATTGAGAAAACGCTTTTATATCATATGTTCTTTCTGCAATACCGTTTACAACTATATCTACAAACTTTGAAATAATTGGCACAGGCTTCCAATCTAAATTAAGATAGGACAAATCACCATTTATAGATAACTCATCCTTATATTTTTGAACTGATTGCTCGCCTCTAGCGTACAACCTTAAACTATGAAAGTTATTTTGGTTAGACTTATAACGATTCGTATTCCTATCATCATTAAACCATTCTTGCTCTATAGCTTTACCAACTTTTAAACCATATTCATAGCTCAACTTCTCAGCATCATTTACGGTTTGACTTGGAAAATAACTTTTTATGCCAGACTCTGCCATATATTTATTTTATTATTCGTGAATTAGTTCCAGTATTACTATACTTGGATATATTTATATTTAGTTTTGGTTTTTCAACCTTTGCATTTGGTGCATATAAATGCCTATTATTAGCCATAATAGCTAAACCAGAACTTATAGATGCATCAAATTTCGTTCTTTTGTTTATATCAAATTTACTCCAATCATTTAGTAGTTCATTGAAATATAAATCTCCAAACGTTCCATCTTGTTTCATGCCAACGTGATCTTGAATATACATTTCAATCGCTGCTGCATGTGCTTGCTTTATATCTTCGCTAGAGTTAGGTATACCACCAACTTCTTTTTCTGCTACAGATAATTTATTCCATATTTTATCAGGTCGATTCATAGAGAAACCTCTATATCCTCTTCTTCTTAAATAGTATAACAATCTAGGTTTATTATTCTCTGCGAGTATTGGCATTCCATAAAATACTAATGCCATTAAAACATCTTCAAAGAATATTTCAGCCGTAGGTGGTCTTGATAAGTATTCTAAAAAGAAGCTATTCGCAGGAGCGTCCTCCATACTAAACCTGGTTAAGCCGTGTAATGCTCCTTTAGATCCTTCTCCATCTACGGTTCCTGATATATCATAAGAGTCACAACCAAATGCTCCCATGTGTTCATTACCAGGATATTTTACACCATTTTTTAAAACCACTCTATTTTGTATGCCAGAAGGTGGAACCCAGCTAACTTTAAATCTACCTTTTGGATCTGGATAGAATATCACTTGTGAATCTTTAATTCCATTTACCCACTGGAAGTTACCTTTAGTGATTCCCAAGGTTCTAGACATTTCTTCGTTATAATCTATTTGTTCATATATTTTAACGAGATTAAATATGCTATTTTTAGTTTCATCTCTAAACGCATGTTCAGTGGTTCTTGGGAACTGTCTATAGAATTCGTTTAAAGCATCTTGATCATCTTTTAAACCATCAGCTTCGTTTTGCCAATTATCTACAACTCCTATATCTATTAGTTCACCGTCTGGGGCAAACACATCTGTGTCAGGAGTAGTGAATACTGGAACTCCGTACTCGTCAATAAATCCTTCGTAGTTCCACTCCATTGGGATAAACAAAGAGTATAAACCAGACTTTGTTTGACCATTTCTATTTCGCTTAGTGACATCTGATGCATTGTATAGTTTTTTGAAGTTATCTCCACCTTTATCTAGGGCGTTGGAAGTTGACCCCATCATACATTTACCTATAATCCTACTACCTAATCTAAGACATGTTTTTGTAACACGCCAATTGTTTAATATATTATCTGGTCTTTCCCATTTACCACTCTCATCATGTACTAATAATGCTAGTTTTTCACCATCATAGCTGTTGTCACCCGTATTTTTCCAATCAATAGTTGTATCTAGCCCTTCAATTTCTTCCATGCCATCTGTAGCTGACATTTTCTTTCTTGTAAACTTACTAGCAGGTACTCTATAAGCAAGTTCGGATTTAGGACGGTCCATACCATCTTGGACAGGTTTAAAAAAGAATGGATAGTTAATTGATATAGGAACAACTTTGTCTGTAAACATTTTTTTCGCATCTGAACCTGTTTTAGATAGTATCCCATATCTACTATCACTCGATATAGTGGCTAAATTAACTGTTTCTGCAGACGACATGAACGAAAACCCTGATCTTCTGTTCTTTAGGTAACACATACCATAACACCTTTTATCCGCCTTACAAGCTTCCCAAAATATAAAGAACAATCTATTTGCTTCTCTAAAATCTGGAGCTCCAACATCTATCTTGCTCCATTGTAAATACATGTAGTGAGTTCCTACTATATAGGTTGGCTTACCATTATTCATAAACCAAAACCCCTCATCTCTTCTTTTAAATTCTTCGTCTATATAATCGTACCACTGATCTTTTTTTTCTTCAGGATAGTTTCTCCAATCAAATATATTTTTTAAGCGAGATAATTCTTTAGGTTGTTCAAATTTTACCCATTTGTTTTTGGGGTGCACGTACACTCCTTTTGGTTCCAGCGGCAAGCCAATTCGCAAACCTTGTATTTCAATGACTTCACCAATTTTTCCCGTTTTTGAGATAACAATAATATCATGTTCTTTATCATATCCATATTTCCATTTTTTAGATTTGTTAAGACGACTAATAGTCGTTTTTTTAATTGGTTCTATTGTTTTAACTAAACTTTGCTCGTACATTACTTAGATCTACCTTCTGCGAATCCTCTAAAGACCGTTTCCTTTGTCTCTTCAGGTGCTTTGCCCTCAAGCAAGTTTTCTTCTTCTTGGATTCTGTTAAGTATTTCAAATGCGTCAAATATAGCTAGTTTTTTAGTAGCTGCAGCATTCTTTAATCTATCAGCTGATATATCGTCGTCTGAATCTACAATAGGTTCTTTAGCGACCTTAATCAGCTCTTCAACTGCTCTCTGCCCAGCTTGGATTATATTCTTCTTCGTCTCCTTGATATTCATATTTGATTGTAATTAAATTTGATAAAACTCTGTATAGTCTTTCGCCGTCAACTATAAATTCATATTGACTGCTTGGTTTAAAGCCAACTAAGTCATTTACTTCTACTGTACCGTCTGAATATTTAACAATACCTTGTAATGGTTTTTCAGATTCAATATTAAATTGATCTATTGCTTTCAAAGGTTTTACAAAACAATAACCTTTTGGAGCTATCCACTCTTTATTTCTTTTGTATAAAAAGATTTGATCGTGGTTTATAAAATAAGTAGATTCATTAAAGTAGCTTCTACTATTTTTCTCTATACCTTTTATGTTGTGCCATCTTCTAAAAACATTATGATGCACTATAACTGTATCTCCAGCTTGTATTTCCGTGTGTCCCGCTATTGGTGTGGATATAACAGTTGCCTCTCTATTTACATATTGATGATTAAAAATTTCAGTATTAAGTATTAATTCTGAATCACCAACTTTTGTAGTATTATTATATCTTTCTCCTTTTGGCGTTACAACAAAGTTGTGAACGCTTTTCATTAGTACTCGAGATTATACTCTACAGATACCGCCATGTTTTTATTGAAATCTTTCCAAGGTAAAACGTCTTTATTCTTTTTAATATATATAGAGTACTTTTCGTCTTCCTCTAATATATCACAGATAGTATGACCGCCATACACTTCTTGCCCCACGGCATAGTGCATAGCGTCATTTTTATAATCTTTACCTACAGAAATCTTACGAATTAGCTTGGCCATCTTCCTTTGCGTAGTTTATAGTACCATCGTTAATATTAATATCAACAGTACCGTATTCTTTCTCGAGTTCCGTTTGCAATGTGTGTAACACTTCTTGACTGGCAGAAACTTGGTGCATTAAAGCGTGTTTTTTTGTCTCTATAGTACCTATTTCTGAGTGCGCTCTATTTATAATACTTACAGTCTCTTGAATTCTTTTTAATTGCTCATCGGTAACCTTCTCAGGTTTGATACCTTTAAGTTCTTTGATTTTTTTACTTGTTCCTTTTACTTTTGTTGTTGCCATTTTTATTTAATTTAAGTTAATATTTAATTTATTTTATACTAATTTTTAGTATAACTAGCTCCATTTTTCAAAGCGGCGTCGTTGCCAAATCCTAAAATGCTAGAGTTTACTAGTTTTGTTGATGCGACCCCACCATCAGGTTCACATTTGTAATATGCAATACATCTGCTTTCTGGTTCTAAAGAACTTATAGTCATAACGTCATTTGGCACATTATTATTATAAATTAATGAAACATCGGTGGCATCCAGCTCGTCATTCCACAATGAGAAATTATTTATATTTCCATTAAAGTGAACACTAGAATCGTCACCACCACCATTAGTTGAATCATGACCAATAGCAAGATAATCGATATTACTTGCGTTAGGAGAGACCACTCCCCAGGCGGGTAATTGACTACCGCCACCTGGTTCTTCATCTGCAAGATTTCCATCTATATAAAGTCTTATTTTATCAGCTTGTACCCAAGAGTAAACTATATGATGAAAATTTCCGGTATTTTCTACGGTAGGGTTGTCAGAAGCTAAAGTTGTGCTAACACTACCGCTACCGTTAACTTTCCACGCTGCTACAGTTGAATTACTCGCAGCGTCGTAATATAGAGATATAAAGTTGTTAGAATCTTGCAACAAACTTACTATTGTGCCATTAGAGGAGGTCGTGTCCACTTTTACCCAAACTGATATGCTCCCTTTTTGATATATTGTCGGCCAGCCGGCAATACTTGAAGCGGCATTTAATTCAATATAATCATTGTCTCCATCTAGTGATATGCTATAATCATTATTAAACACGGGTGTAATAGAACCTGCATTTGGAATTATATTTCCTAATCCTAACATTAGTTCCCTATGTAAGCTATATACGTACCTGAAGTAACTGTAGTAAGTTTAGTCCAACGACCGTATATCGTAACTCCCTTAGGAAAAACAGTTGCCGTAACAACAGCTTTACCACCACCACCAGATACTGCTGTCTCAGAACTAACTGATAAATCGTGAGCAGCAGTACCAGTTCCAGCATATTCCAAACCGTTAGCAGCATCGTTATCTGCAACTAATCCAGCGGTTGTGTTTAAAGTTGTGTCAGCCAAAAACGTAATTGCTACAAATACCTTGCCAGTTGGAGGTGTAACAGCGGACACGGTATTATTAAATACAGATCCCATTTGTCCGAAGCCATAAGAGACTTCTGTTGAATTTATTCCCATAATTTTATTTTTTTACTTTTTCTAATGACCTACCGCCAAAATAAGCGCCGATCACTGTTATTAATACTAACTGCAAAAGATCTATGTAAGAATCTTTTACGTTAAATTTTATCGCACCAGCATCAATAAATATTAATAGCATGGTGCATACTATTAAAAATATTAAAACCATTGGCCTAACATTTTTACTTAGCCAAGAGTCTGATTTTAAATCCGCTTCCCATCTACTAGTAATGTTTTTCTCCATTTCTATTTGATAGTTAGCAACTAATTCTTTTATTTTTCTTTCTGCTTCTAGCTTTTCTTCAGCAGAAGTATGTAGATTATCTATTACTCCTCCAACGCCTTTTACAAGATCTGCTGCTCCTCCGGAAAATAGTTTACTTAACATTATTTCTTTTTTGGTTTTGTATGTCCATAACCTTTTTTCTTTAACTCTAAATGTTTTTTATAAGTATTAGCCATTATAGCACTTTTACCTTTATACATCATATGAGATTTGAATTTTTTGGCCATTTTATTTTGTTTTTACTTTTTCAAATGAACTAATACCAAAACATCCTAGCGTTACCCACACGAACGAATTATATATCACTTCGTTAATTACTAATGTTCCATCAACGAACATAAAACTAGTTACTAAATCTGCTATAGCAAATAAGCACATTACTACAAAAGACGAGAATCCAACTACGTTCTTTTCGTTTATTTCGTTTTTGTCTTTAAATAGACTCCACATGCTAATATGATTTTTTCTTTTTCTTTTTCTTTTTTGCTGCTCTTTGTTCTGCTGATGCAGACGGTCCATATCTATCTACGTTAAGATCCATTGTGTTTCCAAAGTTAAAGTTTCCTGTATTTTTAAAGTTAAAGTTTCCTTTATTTTTCATATTAAACCCTGTACTTTTTTTAAATGTTGGCATAGTTATCTATCTTTATCTTTTATCATATCATCTATAGCTTTATTATAAACTTTATCTGTATATGATTTATTATTATAAAATACACTTCGCTCTGAAGTGGGTA